ATGCCAGAATTTATTGCTTCTGTAATCCTACTATCACCTAGGGCCACGGTTTTAGCCAGACCTAGTCTATGCCTAAGCCGCGTCTCTATGTCGGTGATAGTAGTCATTAATTAAGAAACAGATGCTGCTTCAGTTAGCATGAAAGAAGAACGACGACCATGGTCCCAGCTCAATTGACGTTTCCATTGGACACGCTTGTAGAGGATTGGGAGTTGGTGGGCTAGTTCCATTTCACCTACTGATTCAAACATACCCACTTCATCGTGAGGCATTGCGCCGCCACGCTTAACTAGGTTAAGACGAAGAGAGTTGAAGTTAATACCTAAGATAGGTAAGTAGGCTGTATCAATACCTGTAGTATGATTCCAGATAGAATCTGCTGCTAGGTAACGGTGCCAGTCGATGTTTAGACCACCGAATGGAATCGAACCTTCCTTACCCATGTTAGCGCGTACCGGATCTGGTAGTGCACCATCTTCACGTAAGAAGTGGATAAATTTGGTAAATACTTCTAGAGTAGTCCAGATATCAGTAGGACGTTCCACTTCAGAGTAAGTTGTATGAAGAATAGACTTTTGAAGTGTATTCATTAACGTCTTACCATCAGAAGCATCGTCACCAATAACTGTATCATCACCGCCCCAAGCAATCTTGTATGGTTGATCAGCTTCAGCTGCAGGGAAATCGTCTATCTTAATACCAGCAAACATTTTTGCAGACGCATCAGAACTCGAGCCACTACCGTGAAGAACGTTAGTACCTGATGTCTCTGTGCCTCCCATGAAGAACGAAGGTAGGTTAGTTGGGATACCTGCTTGGTACTTACAGAAGTCATCAGAGTTAGCATCTGTGCTATCTGTAGTATCACCGTATGAGTCATCACCATAGAAAGGTGAGCGATAACGGGCTTTACCATCAGCATTTTGTTCACCTAGAAGAAGTAGTTTTTCTTCACTGTTGAACAAGTCGATCATAGTCATCTTGATACGAGTATCAACATAGCTCACCAAATCACCTGCAGGCATAGCTTGCGGGAAGTTGATGTTGATCGCGCCAACTGGCATTGTGAATTGGATCTGACTTAACGGATCTTTCGCAGTAGTTTCAAAGTTGTAAGCACCACCTGTTGCAGCTGCCGCATCACCCATGTTATCTGGAGTGAAGTAGGTTACTGGCTCTGCGCCTGTTGATGCCACTGGGTGACGTAGACCTTCAGCATCGTTTACAACGAATACGCGGCCTTTATTGTTAAGAGTTTTGATGAACTTCTCACCGAAGTCCGTCACTGTAGAATGCACGTCAGAAGTTCGAGTGTCAAGAGACATCGAAGCTAGTGTGTCTAGCGTGCGTGTGTAATTTGAAGAGCGTGGAAACGCCATGTTATTGTCCTTTGTAAGGGTAAGTGAATGTTTGTGTAAACGACAAAAGGCCACAGAAACCGAAGTTCCTATGACCTTAATGAGTTACTTTCTTACTAGAGTCCGGCCGCTTTACGCATCTTTTCGAGACGCGCCTCGTCCTTACTCATCTGAACTTTCCCATCCTCACCTGGTGGCGTCACTGCTACTCCCTGTGTAGGAATAGAGCGCAACGACTTAGGATCGGACTCTTGTGCTGTACTTGTCTTGTCACCACCACGGAGTCCCGCGGAAGCTGCTACCGTCCGAATGCCTGCCTTACTACGGAGAATCTCTGGGGTCCAATCGCCCTTCTCTAAGCCTTCGTTATAGGCTTTAGTGAAGTTATCGTACCCTTCAGTTCCCTGAGTAGGTTTAACATCCATCTCGGCTAAAGTATCAATGAATTGGTTTCGAGCCTCTGCCTTCCGCTCGAGTTGCTGATTGTTCTTAGCAATCAACTCCTCTACGTCACCACGTGAATAGAACTCGCCTGAGTCAAGCTTCTTGTCTAAGGAGCTTTCCCAGTTCTTGCGAGCATCTGTCACACGCTTGTCTGCAGTGCTTTCAACCTTCTTCGCAACTAGGTCAGCTAGTCGTTCAAAAGTATCTTCATCAAGGGTCTTGCCTTTTAAATTGTCTAAAGAGCTCAGAGCCGCCTCGTCTTTATCAACAGTCTCGTCGATAGAGTCGATGATCGGATCATCTGTTTTATCTGCTTCAGTCATTCTTTCTTCCTTTGTTGTGGATTGTTATGGAAGGCTACCCGTAAGCTCCTTCCGAAACGCTAGAGTTATAGCGGTTGTGAGGCTCCAAACTAACACCTACCCGTAAGCTGCCCTAGTCTGGCTACCTGCTAATGCTTCTCTAGAGATAAGAGGAGACCTTAACAGATACAGGCATTATACAGACTCGGACAAGAAAAGGGGCAATAATTTTGGATTTTCTTTTAAAAATACAAATATTAGTTGACTGACTAAATATACGTTCTGATGCGTCAGCCTGAGGTGACAGAAATCATCTATCACATGGATCACCTCGTGTAGTAGGGTCACGAGCTGCTGGTCAGGCGTACCTGAGGAATCTACCCTGATAGTGAGCTTAGGACCGTCCCAGTCCCCATATACCTCGTCCTTCTCTAGTATCTCCTCATTCACGACCTTGATCTTCATCCCTAGGATATCAAGTTCTTCAGGGAGGAGACTCATTTCTGTTCACTGCGCTCGTGCTTCAGTTTACTTGCAGCCTTGTGGTGGAGGGCCGCATAGTTACTGTCTTCAGTGGACTTATAGCCCCCTGTGTCCATAGAAAGCCCGTTTCGCTCGTAGGCCTCTACCATCTGCTTCTCAGAGGTGACCACGTAGTCCGGGTTCGTCGGGTTGAGCTGGTAGATTTTCTTACCATCACACCACGTCTTGTTTATATGTCTCGCCCCTCGTCTCGCGTCTGCGTTATCGTTCAGCTCGTTATCCGGCTCCATATCTAACTCAGGGTGGTCAGGACACGGCTTTTTCTTTGCCGCCATCCACCCCTGAGCTAGCACTCGGTATTCACAGCTCGGACACTTGTACCAGCTCCTGGGTATCATTAGACGCGACCACCTCCTCCGCCAAGTAATGGCGTTTTGTCAATTGGGAACAGGGAACCGCCAGGACCTCCAGGGCCCATGGCTCCTGACTCCATCATAGCAGCTACATCACTCGACGGCTGACCTTCTGCACCAAATCCTGGTACAACCGAGCCTCCTTGAGGATTTGCCGCGAGACCTTGTTGCGCCTGCGCTAAGAACTCTTGGTGCTTTTGTATAGCGTCTCGAAGGGCCGCAACCGGTACGCTCATACCTGTTCCGCCGCTAATAGCTCGATCAAGTATTGCAGTATAGTACCCTATGTGTAGGTTGTGGTCGTCAGACTCCGACACAGCTATTTCGCCCCCGTTCTCGAGTACAGCTATGTACCTATTCTCCGGACCTTCCTCAATCACCGGCGCGTCGAGGTAAGCGTCTACATTCTCGATACCCATGAGTTTCGCCACTCTACGCAGCGACTCCCTGATGATCCTCGGCATAGAGCCTTGGAACTGTAGGAACGCGTTGCTGAATATAGTCACCCAACTCAAGAGCTGGTCTGCCTCGTTCTGCTTACTCATGTGACCTAACTCGACAGGGTCTACTCGGAATGAGAAGGACGCCTGGTACTGTGATGGCACTAAGATTTTGGTCGCGATGTTGCTGTCATTCATAATCTCAACAGTCTTACCAAAGAGTTTCCGCTGATTATAGTGAATCACCTCAGCGACATCCTGCCACACTCTTGATACTATCTTAAGCCTGTCCTCATTTCGTTGATTACTCGACTGGGCCAGCGCTCCGGCCTCCGTCGCTGACTTCCGTGGGTTCTCAGCACGTCCCATACTCGTCGCCGTCACTCCTGTGATTTCGTCGAGCATATTCATGTGAACCCCTAGGGCCTGCATAAGTTCCGGAATATGGTTAGCCTTCTCCATAGGACGCATTTTCTGAGCTACTCCATTCTCATCCGTCGCAATCGGAACGTATACAGTTGCGCTCGGAGGAGCATCCTGGATCGCGTCGACATGCTCAGGCTCGATGGAGTCGTCATAAAGGATAACATTATTAACTGTCGTAGCTTCACGAGTAAGTTGGATTAGAGTATTGACAATTCCGCG